AGGGGGGCCGGGGTCGCCTTGCGGCCCAGGGGGGCCGGGGTCGCCCTGCGGCCCGGGGTCGCCCTGCGGACCCTGCGGACCCGGTGGACCCTGCGGCCCGGTGTCCGGATTCACCCATTCAAGCGTAGCATCGCCGAGGGGGTCGGCGAGGACTTGACCGGCCGCGGCAGGCACCGTCGGAAGTTTGTATGCGATTGGCGCGGCCGGATCGGTCGCGACCTCAAACGACACGGGCACCCCGCCGGGGGTCCGCTTGACGACGACCCGGCGGGCCGCGACGTCGCGCATCGCGGTGCCCGCGCGGTCCCGTACCTCGATGGTCACGTCGGCTTCGTTGTGGAGGCGGATTCCCGCGATCCGGAAGAACCCGGCGAGCGTCCCGGCGAGGTCGGACAGGAACCGCATAGCTACGACCCTGCCGCGGTCGTGCTAATCTGCAACCGGCACCGGCCGGTCGTCGCGCCGGTTCCCGGCGCGAAAGTGACGACAACGGGGATCGGACCGGGCGCGTCGTCGAAGTCGCGTTCAAAGGTGGCGAGGAGGTCGAGCTCGACGTCGCCCGCCCCGAGGAAGCGGTCGACGGTCGTCCCGTCGCCGACGAGGACCGCGGCGCCGGCCCCGTTCCATACCTCCTCGACGTGGAGCTCGACATTGTCGAGGGCTTGCCCGGCGGGCACGGTGAACGCGAGCACCGGGTTTCCCGGGGTCGCAATGTCGAAACGGAAGGTGTAGCCCCCGACGCTCGGGAGGACGACGACCGGATCGCCGGGGGTGATCGTCGCATCAGTCTCGTAGGTGGAGCGGCAATAGGTGTGCGCGAGGGTGACTTGCACCGCGAGGCTATGCCCGAGCGGGCCGTACTGCATCGCGTCGAACTCCTCCTCCCCTTCGCGGAGGTAGTCGTCCGAGCGGATCGCCGCAAGGGCGGTGCACAGGATCAGACGGGCGCGGCTTTCGGCTGTGGCCTTGTCGCGGTCGGGGACGTGCACACGGAGGGTCCAGGCGGAAGCGATCACGCCGCCGCTCGTCGCTTGACGATCCCATCGGTCGGCCGCCTGGAACACTTCGACCGCGGGGAGGCGCCCGCGGTGCAACCCGGCGAGGTAGCCGGCGGCGTCCCCGGGGAGGACGCGCGGGTTCGTGGTGCTCGCCCACACGGGGAACGATACCCCCGCGGCGTCGGCGACCGCTTGCAGGCGGACCGCGGCGAGGAGGCGTTCACGTTGTAGGTCGTGCGCGGTCGACATGGTTCCCGCTTAGGAAGCGACCCCGCCGCCCGTCGATGGACGGACGGCGGGGTCGAGTCTTCGGTCGGATCGCTTAGGCGCCGAGGAGCTTCGCGGCGAGCTCGGGGCGGCGGACGACCGCACCGTACACGAGCGAAAGCTCCCACTGGCCGGCATGGTAGCCCTTGTAGTGGGCGAGGCGCAGCGCAATGCCGGTCACCGGATCGCGAACGACGACCGTCGCGGTCGCGGCATCGCCATCCGGAGCCTCGGCCGGCGGGCGGATGGCGAGCACCATCGCGTCCGGGTGGACGAGGAGGTTCGACCGGTGGGCGGCGTTGAGGGTGACGGTCGCATCGTCGGCGACGGCTTCCAGCAACCCGGCCTTGAGGGTCAGGGTCGTGCTCGCGAGCGAAGCGACGACGTACTTGTAGTTGCCGATGGTGACGACGTCGCCGGCAACCATGGTGCCGGTGCCGGTGTCGACCGTGAGGACCTTCGTCCCCTTGGCGGCGCCGCCGACCATGTTGATCGCGTAGCCCGAGGCGGTGCCCACGGTGGCGTGGCGGCCGACCTGCTGGTCCCAGGTCATGGCGAAGTTGCCGAGCATGCCGAAGGCGGCATTGGCGAACGACGTGCCGGGGGGAGCTTCCAGGGTCTTCTGGAACTGGTCCAGCTTGCCGGCCGCGGCCCACTCGCTGGTGCCGATACAGCCAATGCGGCCCGTGTTCGGGCACTTGGCATCGGAGAGGACCTGCCAGCCGTCCATCAGAACGTCGGGGTTGCTGGCGAAGGGGTTCGACCCCGCGGTGCCGACGGCGTAACCGGCGCCCAGGTCGTACTTGCCCCATGCGTACGCGCACACCTCGTCGATCAGGGTCGCGATACACTCGTCGACCTGCATCAAGCGGAAGTCGGGACCGCGGTTGGCAATGGCCTTCCAGTCTTCGCCGGTCAGGCTGAACCGCGAGCCGCGATATTTCTCGATCGTCAGGGCGACCGAGGTCGGGGTGGTGCCGACGAGGGCGGGCGGGTTGGCGCCCGGCTCGACGTCATAGGCGGCCTGGACGGCGGAGGCGGGGAGGGTGATGGACTGGCCGAGGCCGGCGGCATCGCTGGACGGGTCGCGGGTGGCGAGGTTCGCCAAGGCGCCCTGGTTGCGGAGCACACGCTGCAACGCGGCGATGATCGTCGGGACGAGCACGGTCAGGGTATTCGGGGTGACGGGCATGGGAAAGGACTCCGGGGAAGGGGAAGGGGAGGGGGAAGGTGTGGTGAACGGGGACGCCTATTCCACGACCCGGAGCTTGCCCGCGGCCATCGCGGCAGCCTGCTCTTTCGTGATGTTCGGAACGTCCGCGAGGCGGATCGTCCCGGCGACCACGGGGGCTCCCGTCCCGGTGCCACCGGTCGAGCCGGGAACCGAGGCGGGTTGGAAGTGTGGGCGAGCGGCGAGGAAGTCAGTCAGGTAGGCGTCCGCCCCCACCGGCTTCCCGTCCTTCATCGACGGGGCGCCTGCCCCATCGACGAACGTCACTTCCCCGTTGTCCGCGACGGCGGCGCGGGGCGCGACGAGGGGGAGCATATCGGGGATCACAGTCTCCGCAACGCCGAGCCGGCGAGCGGCAGCGGTGATGGCTTCGCGAATCGCGGCGGTCGCCTGCGCTTGCTTGAGCCCCTTTAACTCGGCCTCAAGCCTCGCGGCGCGGGCGTTCGCCTCCGCGGTGAAAAGCTCGCGCGCCTTCGCGAGCTCGCCTTCCTTAGCCAGCTTGAGTGCCTCTTTATCGCGCGCCTCGGCCGCGGCCCGCTCCTCCGCCGCCTTGCGCTCGGCGTCGATTGCTCCGACCTTGCGGGCGAGCTCGTCGCGCTCGGCATTGTGCTTCTGCTGGGCGGCGTGGAACGCTTCGGCCGCGGCCTTCGGGAGCTCGACGACCGCGCCACCCGGCAGGGTGACCTTCGCGAGCTCGGGGGCGCCGCCTGCGCCGCCGGTGCCCGTGTCGGGCATCATCGCGACCGCGTGGAGGGTGGGGGAAAGGAAGGGGCGAACACGCATAGGGGCAGGCTCCGGGGGAGTCGCGATGGGGTCCAGGGTCGCGGGGTGCGGCTCGGACTAGGGGATGGCTCCGAGCACGTCGCCGGGTGACACGCGCGGGGAATAGGACCCCGCCGAGGTCAGCACGACGGCGAACCCGTGGGCGGTCCGCTCGGCGGCGAGGACGGCAACGCCGAGGAGGGCGAGCCCGGTCGAGGGGGCGAGGACGACCGGCCCGAGGGGCGGGAGCTTCGCGCCCTTTACCTCGGGCACGATGGCGGCGGGGACGACGGTGGGCCGCGCGTTCGGGTGGAGCACGAGCGGCTCCGCGAGGACGGCGACGAGCTCGCGCCCGCTCACGCCTCCCCCTCCTCGCCGTCTTCCTCGTCTTCCTCGTCTTCCTCCGGGGGGTCCTCATCCCCGGGCTTCGGCGGGAACGGGCCGGCGCCTGACCCCATCGCGCGGGCGAGGGCGCCCGACTTGCGGACCTCCTCGTCGAGCTCGTCGGCTTCCTCCTCGGACAGCGACAGGTTGCGCGCGGCGAACCGCTCGGCGACCTTACGCCGGATGGTCGGCGGAAGGGCGGCGTTCGCGACGATGGTCAGCATCGTTGCCGCCTCGCCTGCGAAGTCCGGAAGCTCGGGGTCCTTCCCCTGATAAACCGTCGGGGCGGGAGGCTCAAACTTCCACGCCTGGGCAAGCAATGCCCACACCGCGCCTTCCGCTTGCTCGACCGCCATCGCGAGCGCGGCGACGATGGTCGCGAGGTCGTTATGCCGGAAGGCGAGCGCGAGCCCCGAAGCCGGCGCGGTGCTCGCGTCCGCGGGGTTGACGCCCGCGAGGCGGAACAGGTTCGCGACCTCGTCGGCGACTTCCTGCCGGATGCTCGTCGCCTGGGCTGGGTCGGCGCCGATCATCTCCACGGAGCCGGCCGGGTTCGGGATGCAAAGCACCCGATTATTCCCGACACGAGCATCGCCGACTTGCGCGTCCGATACCCCGAAAGCGATCATCTGCGAAAAGGTCACGTTATAGACCTCCTCACGCGACAAACTGACGAGGTTGACGACCGCTTGCTGGCTTTCCGCCAGTGGACCCGCTTGCGAATCGCCCTCGCTTGTGCCAATCGCGCCGAGCGGATCGAAGCACGGGCGGAGGCGCACGAGCGGGACGGTAGCGAAGCCGTGCGCCACCGGGGATCCGTATGCCTCGACAACCATCGTCCCGACGGCATAGGCGTCCGCCTTGAGGTAGGCATCGGTGTAGCTCGTCCGGTCGAACATGCGGCACACCGGTTGACCGCCGGCATCGAACATGACGACCCACGCCTCGGCGACGATGGGGGCGGCGCCGCCGGGGACTTCGCGCCAGTTGACGACGGCGGACGCCTCGACGACGCGGAGGACGGGGCGGACGCCTGCGGCCTGGACCTGCGCGACGGTCGTCGCCGCGGCAGGGGCGGCGGGGCCGGTCCGGTCGAGGAGGATCCACGCCTCCCGGTCAATCTGCGCTCGCAGGAGCGCCCTACGCATAAAGGCGTCGAGCGGCTCCCGCTGACCGGTCGCATCGTCGACGACCGCGGCATACAAGGGCGGACGGTCGGTGGCGAGCGGACGGACCGCCGGCTTGCGGAATACGAGGTCGTTATACCGGCGGAGGATCGGGCCGACGAAGTTACGCGGCTTCGCCAGCCGCTTCCGCCGTTCGTAAGACTGCGCCTCCTCGCGCTCGTGGGGGACGAGCACCGGGAGCCCGAAGGCGTCGAGCCCGCGGAGGTACTCGCGCCCGCACCGGAACGACGCCCGCCAGAATCGCCGCGCTTGCTCGTCGTCCGCGTATGTCGGGTGCGTCGGGATCGGTTGTCCGACCGCTGGGCGTTCAAGGGGGGTGCTGCTCGGCATGGGGGGATGCTACTTGAAAGCGGAACCGAGGCTAGAGGCGCCAGTTTGCGGCGGTGGCGGCGAGCCCCGGAGCGTAAAGGTCCCACACGAGGTAACCGAGGGCGTCGAGGATATGCCCCCGGTCGCCACGCGGGCCGGCGTCGTAACCCGACGACTTCCGGCCGGTATGCCCGAGCTCGTTCAAGAGGCGCGTGCACCTGTCGAGGACGCGGAGTCGGACGGTCCCGACGCCGTCGAGGAGCATCCGCGAAACGAGATTGATGCGCGGGTTGACGGGCGGATTCGCGCCGAAGGCGTCACAACGGAAGTCCCACCCGAGGGACCGCGCCGTCGCCTGGATCGTCGCCACCTCGGGATCGCCGACCCGGTTCCGGTTGTGCCCAGAGCGGTCCGGGTGGAAGTGCACCGGACCCCACGAGCCCCAGCCGCGGTCGTGGGCGAGGCGGGTCGCGGTATCGACGAGTCCGAAGTCCTCGCACACGACCTCGTCGAGCACGAGGAACGAGCCGTCGGCCTGCTGCTGCCCGGCGATCCAGCATAGGGGTGACACGTTGAAGTCCGCGCCGACATGGACCGGCGCCCGGCGCCATGCCGCGGCGGAGCTTGAGACGACATGCCTCGGGATGGCGAAAGTCGGGTGCGCGCGGTCGGCGCAATAGTCGACCGCTTCGCCGTCTAGGTACTGCATCGCGAGCTCGGCGGGGAGCGCGGCCTTGAGGCTTTCGATGTAGGACGGCGGAAGCGCGGCGTTCGCGCTCGTCTTCCCCCGGTGGACACGGTGCAACGGGAGCGGCTTCCCTTGAAAGTCGCGATATACCCATGTATCGGTCCCCTCGGGCGTCGTCGACGTGAGGAGGTGAAGCCGCTTCGCCTTCGGGTGGCGGAGGCGGGACCGAATCTGCGTCGGTGCATCCCGAAGCGGGTTGTCCCGCGACTCTTTGAGGCGGGCGCCCTCGTCGATCCAGATATGCCCGACCTCAAAGCCAGCGAACCGCTCCGGGTCCTCCGCCGACAGGGTGAGGACGGGAACGCCTTCGATAGACAAGTGCGGAAACTTGAGCATGCCCCGCCCGCTCGGGTGCACGGTGCAATCCCAGGCGAGGTCCTCACACGCTGCGACGAGGGCGGGCACGACGAACCGCCACAAGTCCCCATACGTCGGCGCGACGGCGAGCCCCGGACATCGGTTCAAGGCGTGGAAGTAGAGGAACTTCCGCGATGCGGCCCAGGTCTTCCCCGAGCCAAGTCCGCCAATGTATGCGGACGCCCCGGGTGAAAGGTCCCGCAGGAACGACACTTGCCCCGGCTGATTTCCGATGACGCGGTGCTTTCGCGCTTCGACCTCTTTCGACTGGTGCGCCCGCACCCGGTCGCGGAGGGCGACCATTAACCGGCCGCCTTCGCGCCTGCGCTACCCTCTGGCAACGGCACGGGGTCGACCTGGGCGTCGTCGATGACGAGGATCCGCGGTATCCGCTTCCTGCGCTCCTCTTGCTCGCGCTCAAGGGCGGCATCGGTGTCGCGCCACCCGGCTTTCGCTTTCAGGTAGAAGACTGCGGCGGGGATGTTGCCGGCGAGGGCTTTCCTGATGAGGGCTGCCGCGACTTTCTGCACGACGACCGCCCGCGCCTTTTCAAGTGCTTTCCGGACCTTCGGCCGGTCGAGCACACCGAGCTCCACGCCGACGACCCGCGCGACCTCCTCGTCGGACAGGCCGCAGCCGGCCGCGGCGTCAATCTGCCGAAGGCGTTCCGGGGTGATGGGCTTCGATGGCATGGCTTGACGGTCTACCGTCCAACGGCCGCCACGTCTAGGGGGCGGGGTTGCGCGGCGGGCGGGGGGTGGGCACAGGTCCCGGGGCGCGGGGGAGGGCCGGGTGCGGACCCGTCAACCCCGACCACAATCCCTAGTGGGTCCGTTCGGACGCCCCATTACTGGCCGGGGTGGGGGGTAGGCCCGTCCTCGCGTCCACGTCACGTCCTCAAACATGGGTACGCCACAAGACGAGCTATTGCCGGTATTTATAAACTTACGTCCTCACGTCCTCACTTTTTT